CCCAAAAACCCGGTACATTTTGTGTGGTGGTTTTTTTTTTTGTGGGGGGGAGGGGACCTCGAACAAGGCGGCGGCATTTATGCCGCAAGCAAAGCCACAGTGCGGCTTTGCTTAGCCTGCGGGTCCCAACCCGTAGGAATGTCTATCAGGGGTGTACTCATTTTGTACCGGTTTCTTTTTGTGCGAGGGAGGGGACCTCGAACAACACTATTTATTATATAAGAAAGCGCGATGAATTCTGAGAACTCATCGCGCTTTTCTTTGTATGCGGGTAGTGGGGGTCGAACAACAAAAAATGATTGAGCGACGTCAAAAACGTATCTGCAACGCGCCTAAACACTTGCTAAAAAGGTAGTGCGGTTGGTTTGTAGCCCATGTATTTTGCTACATTTACAAAAAAGAGTGTTACCAAAACTGTTACCAGATTCAGGCCTGTGCCTTTTTGAATGCCGCGGTGGTAGCGGCAGCAAGATCTTCCCTCTGACCATCAAGCTCGTGCCGATACACTCCGGCAGTATCCATGTTCTTGCTGTGACCGACCAGCATCTTCAGCTGGCTGTCGGTCAATACGCCGGATTCAATGCTGACGAAAGTGTGCCGCATCTCATACAGCGTGACCTGAGGCTCAATGCCATTGTCACGCTGGTACTTCTTCCAGCGCTTGAATAAAGCTCTCTGGTTCGGGATCTGGAACAAAGGGGTGGTATAGTTCAGCGGGATATCGGAAGCCTTCAGCAAGGCTACCTGCGCTTCGTAGGCCTCATGGGCTTCCTCGCCCATGTCAAATGAGCGAATGGCGTTTTCGTTCTTGCCGGTGGTTTCCTCATCCAACCGGTTGATGCTGCGGCGCAGATTGACCGTGTTTCCTTTGATATCACCATACCAGAGCCCCACAAGTTCACCGGGGCGTACACCTGTAGCAACTGCAAACCGGTAGGCATAGATATACTCGTCAAAGACCAGCTTGCCATAGTAAAGGCGGGTGTCCACATCAAACAGAACTTTCAAAGCGGTCGGCTGTAAAATCTTTTTCTTCCCCATGCGGGCATTCTTCGGGATAGACAGCTCAGGGAACATCGTACTGTACCTGTTCCGGCGGCACCATTTCAAAAAGCTGATCTCCGTTGAGCGGATCGTCATAATGGTCTTGCGGCTCAAAGGCTTGTCGCTTGACCTACGCTGACGCTCCTTTTTAAGGCATCGCTTTTTGAAAGACATATTGATGGCTTTTTGCAGATCGCCTTCGGTCAGCTCGTCAATGCGGATGTCCCCACAGACAGGCAGAATATAGTAATCTCCGTATTTCTTGCACTGCTCAACATAGGATGTGCCGCAGGTGAGCTTCAGCTCTTCCACCCACTCGGCATAGAGGGTGGCTACCTTCTTCCTGCCGTCCCGGATACTGTCATCCAGCCATGCGTCCGCTTTTGCGTTTGCTTCCCGTTGTCCTGTTCGGCCCGGCGTGCTGCTGTAAAAGCGCTTGCGGGTACCGTTCTTCTGCACCGCGATGCACCAGCGGCTTTCCTTCTCGACCCAAAATGCCGTGTTGGTTCTCTTTTTCATAAAATCCACCTCCATACACAAGGGTACACTTTGACAAGCCTGCCCGGAGGTGGTACAATACAAGTGTTCATGTTGGATTGTACCCTCTGGGGCAAGCCACTCTGCAAACGCTCTCGGTGTTGGTAGCACCGGGGCGTTTTTTGTTTTTATTGAGCTGTTGCAGATTTTGCAACGGCTGGAAGCAATGTGCAAAATTTGCACATTGTTTGGCCTTACTTCTTCGCTTCAGCTTTTTCGCTGCGCTTACGCCACTGGCTCTTCAGGCCGTCAATATGCTCAAACAGATCAGGCTTGATATCAGCCCACATCGGGTCAAGGATAAAGTCCACGCCCTCCCGTCGGGCAAGCTTGGCAGCGGGGACAAAATCACTGTCACCGGCAATCAGAATGATCTGATCAACCTGCTTCTTATACGCGAGTGACGCAATATCAACACCAACACGCATGTCCACGCCCTTTTGCTGAGCCACAAAAACGAAATCGTCCTCGGTCAGCTCTTCCAGCTGCTTTGTGCCAGCAAGAAGCTTGCGGGTCACATCCGGGCGCAGATTGTAGGCCATTTGGTTGGACAATGTACCAAGGCGGAGTGCAAATTTTCTGCGCTTCCGCAATTCTTCCAAAAAGGTCTGCGTCCATGTATAAGTATCAGATTTGTCCAAATCCACATTCTTCTTTGTCAGCGGGTGGTACACGCTGCGGCGGCCTACTGGCTCACAATCGTAATAGAAAATGCGGTACAGCTGACGCTCCTCGTTGCCGTCCTTATCGTGAAGGTGAGCCATACAGTAAGCATTCAGTTCCTTCGCACGTTCCTCGGCGGTCTTTTTGCCCCACAAGTGGGCTGCACGTTTGCGGTAAAAGCCGCCATCAACCAGAATTGCTGTCTTTGCCATTTGTGTTACACTTCCTTTGGTAAAAAATAAGACCCCAGGATTCAGCCTTCCCCATATCGGCGGGGGGCTTGCGGCGAGGGGGCTGTTAAGCATTTTGAAACATCATGTTTCTGACGGCATCCTGTAAAGATGCACCCCTATTATATGCGTTTTTGTTGATTTTGTCAACTCATTTTGCAAAATAATCAATTATTGGTTATTTTTCGCAAATTTTAGTGAAATATCGCTTTTCACCCCACCCAGTGCGTCCAGCCTACGGCCTTGCCCTCAATGTGCACCTCTTCCAGTTGGGAGCCGGTATAGACCATGGGCGCATAGGCCGGGTTTGCGGGCATCAGGGTCAGCGTGCCGGGGTTGTAATATACCCGCTTGAGGGTAGCTTCGCCGTCAATGCGCACTGCGGCGATCTCTCCGTTCTCCACCTCCGGCTGGATGCGGATATACACCACGTCTTTATCGTGAATGCCGGCATCCACCATGCTGTCACCGTGGCAGGTCAGGGAAAAATCGCACCGGATGTTCTCCGGCACGTCCACCATTTTTTCAATGTTCTGCTCTGCCGTGATGGGTTCCCCACAGGCAATGCTGCCGATCAGCGGGATCTTCTTCATCTTCGGCATCGGCTCAAAGCCCGGGGGGATGGGACGGGATGCAGGAGCGGGCTGGGCATCATCCAAAATTGCACTTTTGGGGATACCAAAGTAATTTGCCATTTTCTCCACTGCGCCCATGCGAGGTATTTTTATCCCGAGTTCCCAAGTGGACACCGCTTTGTCGCTGACACCTGCAATCTTGCCAAGGTCAGCCTGTGATAGCTCGTGTTCCAATCGGATTTTTTTAATATTTTCAGCGATGCTCAATTGAATCACTCCTTATATGTAGAGATTACACCAAAAGTAGAGCTATGTCAACATTTATTTTAAAATTTTCTACTTTAAGTTCTTGACATTCTACTAAAAGTGGAGTATAGTATTCTCGAACCCAGACGAAAGGAGGTGTGAACTTGGGATTCACCGTTAAACAAGCCCGCCAGTACGCCGGTTTCACACAGCGTGAAATGGCAGAAAAGCTCGGAATTTCGCGCGATACATACCGCAAAATCGAGCAATCGCCCGAAGACGCTACCGTCGCCACCGCGAAAAGAATCAGTGAGGTCGTCGGCATTCCCATCGACCAAATTTTTTTCGCCAGTGCATCTACTTAAAGTAGATTATTTAATTCATCCAAAAGGAGGTGAAAAACATGAAAATCAAAATCATTGGTGAACCCAAAGAAATTGCCGCCCTTGTATTAGCGGTACAAGGGCGGCAAAATCGCGAGGTGTTAGCCATTGGTGAGATCAGTGCCAAGGGTCACAGCAATGATCTGGTCACAAAAGACAGTCAGAACAGGGAAATTCACAACGGGACTTGTGGTTTCCAGACGAGCATCCTTTAGCAGAATAAACTCACAGCTTTCACCCGTCTGCGGACTTTCTTCTTCAGCAGAAGCAGCTTTGGAAACGGCCTTGAGAGCTGAGGAGTTAACTGTCTGCGCAACGGCAATGTTCGGATTGCTATTTTCCTCATCAAATACGGGGATACCGCTGATCATGCCAGCAGGTGTCACCAGAAATAAACGGTTCTTTGCAAATTCTTTGAGGGAAATGGTATTTGCATATCCAGTAAGAACAGCCATTTTAGTCAATGACAAGCTCATGTTTTTTCACCTCCTTCCGTTTTGGGGTGTCTTTATGATAGCACATCCATAGTGAAAAATACATACTTGCCAGCCATCCAAAGGAGGTGAAGAAGATGAGCAACAGCAAAAGGCCCCACGCTCCTAAGGAAGAGAAGCGCGGGGCGCAAGAGATTCAGCTGTCGCACTTGGACAATCGTTTTAGCTGCCAGATAGACGGAACGGTTATCCAGAACGTGAAGGATTATTCGTTGGTTCAGTCCAGCAATGGAAAAGCATTGTTAAACTTGACCATCGAGATCAGTGCGGAAGTTGTGTCAACCACGATACAAGCGCAGATGCAACAGCACTTGTAATCCACGAGTGACGTTCCATCGTTTCGGAAAACTTGGACAACAATCCCTTCTGCGGAGGAATCTGGTCATTTACGATCATCTCAACAAGATCAACTAACTTCTGGACTTGCTCTTTGTCCGGTGCATCTTCAGCTTCTGCCCTTTCCCGCAGTTCCTGAAAATTCGTCTGGTAGTTGATGGTCGCTGTATTGGCTGTTCCAATTACAGAACCGTAAGCTGTACCGATATTATAAATATTACTCTGACGCTGTTCGGTTTCTTTTCGCTTTTTCTCGACTTCGGTCATATAGAACGCTTTTATTTCTTCCTGCTGCTTTTGGAAGAACGATGCCTGCGTTTCCGTTACATAAAGCCGTTCATTGGCCGGAGTGATAATAACATCGTCTATTTTAATATCGGTTTTTGGGCGAAATCCAACGTACTGACGGTTCGTTGCCGTTTCTCGGTTTGGCAAACCTGGAACGGTTGCAATAATTTCACCATCTCGCTCAATTTGCATATTCAGACCATGCATTCTTAAAAAATTTTCAAAAATCATTTTTCCATTCACCTCCTTTCCGTCTTTTTATTTTACAGCGAAAGTGAAGTGAATACAAGGAGGTACAAATCCACATGAACAACAACAAAAAGCCCAGCGGACCTGTGGAAGAGGAACGCTGGGCGAAGATAGAAAAGGAAGTTCAGGAGCTTAAACGGAGCAGGTCAATCCTCAGCATCGGCTTGTTCCTGCTGAGCGGCCTGTATGGAATCTTGATCCTCTGCATCATCTTGAGAATCATCCGAATCGAGGACACTTTGACCTCGATCATCCAATTCAACGCTCTGGTTGGCGAGCATCTCCAAAGCCTCGGCGATTCGCTCATTCGTATCCTCAACGATTTTGAAATGCTCCTCCGTGCGCTGTCTGAAGTTTTCTGACCTTTCTGCTTCCTCTCGCTGTATTTCGAGCATTTCCTGTTGATATTCTGCCGTTGCAGACCATGAAGATTCTTCCTTTTTGTCATGTTCGCTGGACAATGCCTGACCTGCCAAAAACAGAAGAATTGTAACGATGATGCTGATAATTCCAACCCAGTCTTTTTGGGGGATTGCATTATCCGGAGTTTTTACTTCGGCGATTTTGGCGTTGATAGTTTCAACCGCCTCTGTAGGTAGAAGTGGTTCGACTTCATCCAGAACAGCTTGAGTACTTGCCAGCGGCACGGTTTCGGATTCTTTTTCGCTGTAAGTACTTTCGCTCCATATCGAGTCTAACTGATCCGCAAAAGCCGCAGCATTTGAGTAAAGATTTGTAATGTTGCTTGTTCGGAGTGCGGTGGTGAGATTTAGCACATTGGAATTCAGCATTTCTGTCGATAACCGGAAAGCGGGACTTTCCATTGCCGATCCGTAGAGCGCCGAAATCTGATTGGTGAAATTGAGATTTGCTCTGGCCTGACCAGCCAGATTCTTGGCGAGATTGGATAGTTGATACTCTGGCACACATAATCTGGCATCTTTCGCCAAGCGGTACGCCATGTTGTTCCATTCTGCGGTTTGGTAAATCGATTTCATCTGGTTGCTCACCATGCGAACAGAATCCGCCATTTTCGCTGCTTCGGACACATAATTGCTGAGTTCTGACAGCTGGTATGCTGCCGTCTGAGCTGCAGAGCTCAACTCGTAAAAATTTTGCATTTTATCACCTCCCTTCTGCCCCTCTATTCTACCGCAGAAGGGAGCCACCCACAAGGAGGTACATCTTCACCATGAACGACATCATCTTATCCACCCAGAACGGCGAACCGGTGGCATCCAGCCGGGAAGTCGCTAAGCGCTTCGGGAAGAACCACCGAGATGTTCTTCGCGCAATCGAGGACATTCTGGAGGGGGTGCGCAAAATTGCGCAGACCCCCAAAGATATCACAGCGCAAAATTGCGCTGTGACCCAGAGCGCTGAAAATTCAGCTGTGACCCAGATGTTCTTCAAATCCGAGTACACCCACCCTCAGAACCACCAGAAGTACCCCATGTACCTGATGAACCGGGACGGCTTTTCGCTGCTGGCCATGGGCTTTACCGGCAAGGAGGCGGTGCAGTGGAAGCTGAAGTACATTTCCGCGTTCAATGCAATGGAAAAGCAGCTGGCCGCGCAGCACAAAGGGCAGCGGGCCGTGCAGGATGCCAACATCCAGAACGCCATCGACCGGGTGATCGAAGCCCGGAAGAAGCTGGACGAGAACACCGCTTTTCTGGACGAGTGCCGCAAGAACCGCGAGGACAGCAAGGCCAAGTATATGCAGGTCAAGGCCCTGTGCGGCGAGTTCAAGGCCATTTACGGCCAGCATTGCGACACGGTGCGCACCATGGAGAACGTGGTGCGCGGCTCCCAGAGCTTCCTCACCAGCGCCATTGACAACCTGACCATCGTTTCCAAAGGCTACCCGTTCTACGCCGCCCTGATGGACAGCCTGCTGGATGGGCTGCCCGCCGAAAAGAAGGAGGAATAAAATGTTGAACACATCAACCATTCGCGGCACCTTCCGGCAGATTCCGTACTGGAAGCTGCGGGGCCGGTTCCACAGCTGCGGATTCCGGGATCAGGAAGTGGCTGAGTACATCGGCATTGGCCGTGACACCATGAGCGGCAGGATGCACGGGAACCAGCCGTGGACGAGCGCAGAGATCGCGGCAATGTGTGAACTGCTGGACATTCAGCAGGACGAGATTGGGAAGTTCTTCTTCCCGGAAATGAGCAGGGAGGATGAATCTGCATGAAGATTAAATCCTTTGTCTGGTACTGGCTGGCAATGGCCTGCTTTGTGGTAGGCCTGCTGTACGGCATGGGCGTTGAGGGCACTGCCCAGACACTGGGCACCGTCTCGGACGGTGCGTTCATTACGGCCATGGTTCTGATCCTGCTGGCAATCTTCTTCATGCTGCAGGGCTTTGCAGCCGAAGCGCGTGAGAAGCGGCCCCGCAAGATTCACCATCAGCCCCGCAACACCGTGAAGAGCGGAAGGAAGGCGGGCTGACACCACCCATGAATAAAGGAAAGCACTTTACCCGCGTTTGTTTGGACTGCGGCAAGGTGATGGGAAATGTTGCTGGCAACCTGCGCTTTTGCGCTTCCTGCCGCAGAGAGCGCCACAACCAATATTGCAGGGATTACAGGGCGCATAATGAAAAACCTGCCCACGTCATGTGGTACACCGTCTGGGACGCAAAGACCGGCGATCTACTGGCATCCGGCACGTCTGAGATGTGTGCCCGGCGGCTGGGCTACAAGAGCGCGAACAGTTTTGCGTCTGCCGTCAGCCATGGGCTCAGCGGCAGCCATCGAACTTACAAGTACACATTTGCGCGGGAACGTATCGACCGCAGCGAGGTGGACAGCCTGCCGCCGGTACGCACTATACGAAAAAAGCCCGCCGGTGCGCCAACACCGACGAGCTGCAAGGGATGATGGATTCACTACTCCCCATCACCCCGATGATATCACAAAATCGGAGGTTTTACAATGAAAGGAATTTTGATCGAACCGGGCAAAGAGCCGGTAGTCACCACCCTGCCGGACACGCTGCAGGGCATCGAAGCACTGCTGCGGTGCCCCTGTGAGCAGAAAGTCCTGCCACGCACCCCGGCAGTGCTGGTGTACGGCATCATGGGCAGAGACCTGAACCGTATCTATCGCGGTCAGCATATCTACGGCCCTATCCTCTGCTATGGCTGGAAGGGCAACAACATCCAGCCCATGAGCAAGGATGTGCAGACCGAGATGCTGGACCGCCTCAAGGACACGGAGGTGCGGGTATGACGGACTACACCATCAGTTCCAAGCTTTCCAACGAGACGGTTTATGCCTATTACCGTGGCCGGTTCTGGCGCTGGGACGGCAGCATTTGGAAAGAAAGCCACCTCATGACGCAGAAATTCGAGCGGGCCAGAGCGGCAGACAAGAATCTGACCCCACAGGCGTTTCTGACCAATGGCGCGGAGTTCGCTCCGCTGGATGAGTATGAAATCGACTGCGCAATGCTGGACGCGTTGGAAAATGCCAAGCCCTGCAAGAACGCCCCCATCGAACCGGTGGAAGAACACCCTACCCCATCCACGCAGTGTTCGGATGCTGCCACTGCTGCGGAAAGCCAAACTGCGGCATCCCCGGCAGCGCCGGAGGGGTCAAGCCCTACGACGGAACTGGCGACTGCTGCCGACGCACCCGGTGTTCCGGTCAGTGCAGACGAAAACGCGCCTGTGCCCTCGAGTACCGCTCCCACTTTTGACTTTGGCGCAGACGACCAGACAAACGCCCTGCTTTTGCAGGATGCGCAGACCTTTATCGTTAGCACTACCGCCCGTATCATGGCCGCGAAACACGCCCATGACCTGTGCGCTAACAACAAAAATGGCACATGGGGCAAATGGTGTGCAACCGTCGGCATCAGCCGGGATACCGGTGACCGCCTTGTAAATATTGCCGCACAGTGCGGCAATATCCAGATTGAGGGCAAGTCCATTCTGGACGTGCAGCCCCTGAAACTGCTGTATGCTGCGGCCAAGCCCAGCACCCCGGAGGTGGTCAAGCAAGCCGTTTTTACCGGTGACATCACTACTTACAAAGAGTATCAGGAGCTTATGGCCCAGCTCAAGGCCGAAAAATCCCGTGCGGATGCCGCCGAAGCCCATCTGGAAGCCGCCAACGCCGACATCAACGGGCTGGCCGAACGTGCCCAAAAGGCCGAAACCGAACGGGACAAGGCCCGTGCTGACCAGCTGAGCACCGCCAAGGATTGCAACCGGCTGGGTCTGAAGGCCTCACAGGAAAAAGACCGTGCCGACAAGGCCGAGGCCCGGGCCAAGGATGCTGAGAATCAGCTTTCCGGCTCCCGGCAGGTGGCCGAAGCGGCAAAGCTCCGGGCGGATAAGCTGCAAGAAGAAAATGCGGCCCTGAAAAAGCAGCCCATCGCCGCTGTGGTGGATGAGGAAGAGGTAGACCGGCGGGCAGGCGAAAAAGCTTACGAGATTGCGGCCGGAATGACTGCGGACTATAAGGCACAGCAGGAACAGGATGCCCGCGATGCCTACGACAGCATCATTCTGGCAGGCCGTTCCATTACCAGCATCGTTCAGTCCGCTAAAATGCAGTTCCGCAAACTGCCGAACGACCAGCGTGAGACCGCAATCAACCAGTTCGTTCACACACTCGCATCCGCTCAAGGGGAGGTATCCGCATGTCTGTAAAGATCATGGCCTTAGAGGCCGAAAACGTCAAACGCATCAAGGCCGTTGCACTCACGCCGTCGCCCACCGGGCTCACCCTCGTGGGTGGCAACAACAATCAGGGCAAGACCAGCGTGCGGGACGCGCTGGCGTGGGCCCTCGGCGGCGACCGCTTCCGCCCGGACGCCGCCCAGCGGGAC